CCAACGCTACCTCCCAGTATATCGCGCTCTGTAAAACGCTGGCGGCTAACGGCGCTGCTCTAGACTTTGTTGCTTGCGAGGGCGATTTCCTGGAGAACGTGCCGACTCAAGATCTGACTACCGCGATGCAACGGCTTTCGGATGGAACTGGCTTACCCGTAGTAATCAGCCAACTGGCGATCAACACGGCCGACTTGAGTAATTTCCAGCGGATCTTTACCGCGTTGTGGCAATCCCCTTACGTGACCAGCGTCACTTACTGGGCTGAGTCCCACGAGACCGGGACCAGTTATTGCGACACCTGCAATGACGTTTTGTGGAGCGGAGGTCAGCCGACCGATAAACTCCTCTGGTTAGAAAGCTATATTCCAGGGAGTCATCCGCCTAATAATTTTGCGTCTGGCGCGCCTTCGCCAACACCAACGCCTTCCCCATCGCCAAGTGCAACTCCAGTTCCTTCACCCAGTCCGACGCCATCTGTTTCACCCTTTGCGACTCCGACACCAACACCTTCCGCAACTCCGGTTCCAAGTCCGACGCCATCGCCATCGCCAAGTGCGACTCCGAGTCCTGTTCCAGCTGGCGAGCCAAGTGCAACTCCGACGCCAGCAACGCCAGCGCCAACTCCGGAGTTAAGGCACCATCGGCATCATAGACATTGGGATTTTGATTCATGGTTGAGGGCACTTTTTTCTCCAAGTTAATGACAAAACCAAGTAAAGTTCAAACCCATGAAAGCAACTGAATTCACAAAACTTAGTCTACTACTCGGGTTGCTCATGATGAGCAGCGCCAAGGCATTTGAGACGGCACAAACCGTTACGGCCACGCCGATTACGAGCTTGCCTTTTACTATTACGGTCTCCGGCAATTACTATTTGCCGGCCAATCTCACTTTCAGCGCGGCCGGCAGTGCCATTATTGTGGAAGCCGATGAAGTGGTGATCGACCTCAATGGCCGTTCCTTGGTTGCCGCCGGAGCCGAGAAGAGTTTTGGCGTCGGCATCGGAATCGCCGTCCTTAATCACGAGGACGTGATCATTCAGAACGGCGACATCAACGGGTTCGGTTATATCGGAGTCCTCTTCGACGCGACCGATAAAAAGCGCGAACACAACCAGAAGAATGACGTTCGCCGGGTGAACTTTAATGGCGACACCATTGGCGTACTGACCATTTCAGGCAGTATTAATAAGGTTGAAAATTGCGACTTTGACGGCGGGAGCGTCGGTATTTACGACATTGCCTCTTTAGGCGGTGACCGGTTCCAACAGGATAACTTCGAGAATCAAAAACCTGCTGAAGCCATGAATACGAGCATCGGCGTTTTGGTAACTGCCGGCGCCGGCACGCTTACCGAAGATTGCCTGATAGCAGATGATACCGATGGAATTATCCTCGGGTCAGGAGCCGATAAATTCCGGTTTGACTCGTTCAATTCGGTTACAACACACGTTATCGGTGGAACTGAAGAAAACGCTGGCGATCTTTGAGCTGATGGCGATCCTGGTTTTGACTGGTTGCGGTAAAGCGCCGCAGCCGGTCATTTCGGAGCACCAGCCGGTCAAGGAGGAATCGCCAAAGCCGGATTTTTCCGGCATCAATACAGGGAACAGTCCGCCTGAACAGCTCAGTCAAGCCAATCCGGCTGTTGATCTGGCTAGTCCTACGCCCGCAACGGTATTCCGTTCGCAGGCCGCCAACGAAGCCCTCGAACGCTATAGCGCAGCCCGCGAAGCTTTAAGACAAATTCCACCGCCAGCGATCAGTCAAAATCATGATGTGGTAAACAATCCCGGCGCAATTACTAACTATATTGAAGAAGTGAACGCTCGCCTGGAAACGCTCCGGCAAGAGGAGAATAACGTGGAGCAAAATCTCTCTGATCCCGCCGAGCGGAAGCGATTCAAACAGTTGCAGAAGTCTCTAGAGAATCCGGGTGAGGATTAAGACACAGCGGTATTGGCAGTGCCTCGTTCTATCCCGGCCAAGCGGGATTTCCTATCGCTTAGCCAACGGCAAGTGCGGCAACATCACCGATCCAAAGTCACTGAGACTCTTTTACACCAGGATCGTAACCAGAAACCAATGCCTCAAATGAACACTTTAGATACCTGCCAGCTGCAGAGCGGACAGGCGATGATTCAACCTTATTGGCCCTATCAGGTACAAGTGCCCGCTGAACGCGAGCCGCGAGCTCGTGAACTGGTTATCGAGCGCGTAGGCAACACTATACGTTTGGATTTCGGTGCTGAACTGCGGCTTCTGATCGCCGATCCCATCAAAGGGATAGATCTTCGCGAAGCAATTCAAAAACTAAAGGAAGCAATGCAACGAACCGATGCCAGCTTGCCTTTGTAATGAGTCTCTTAGCCAAAGCTCAAGAATGTATCGCGATGGCCGAGGAATTGCTATACGCCGGCGATCATGCGGGTTCGCTAGAGTGTGCTTTGGAAGCGGCGAAGTATGTGCAACTAATTAAGCTTTTGCGACAGGATTCATCACTCAAAGGTGCCAGCCAAAACCAAAGTCCTTAACGACGTTCTTTCCTTCGCGCAGGTCGGCCTTAACCTCGAGCTTTACGACTGGCAGCTCGAAACTGATATCGCTATCGATCATGGCGCCCGCTATGAACGCATCAAGATCGCGCTGGTTGCTCCAAACGGAAGCGGCAAAACCCAACGCATTGTTGCGCTTAGTGCTCTAAGGTGGCTTAACACGCACCCCAGAGGCCGCGTCATCATCACAAGCGCCGACGCTAAACAGCTTGACGCGCAGCTCATGCCGGCCATCAACGAGCATCGCGCTCGCTTTAGCAGCTGGGAATTTATGCAGCGCATGGTTCGCACGCCCGCGGGCGGTTTTATCCTGGCATTCACTACCGACGAGCCGGCACGCGCTGAGGGTCATCACGCAACGGCTCTATCTCCGTTACTGATTATTGTCGACGAGGCGAAAAGCGTTGAGCCCGAGATCTTTGCTGCGCTCGATCGTTGCACCTATAACGTGCTGCTTTACATCAGTTCGCCTGGCATCAAGGCCGGCCGCTTTTACCAGGCATTCACTGAGCATCGGGAGCAATTTATCCTGTTGCAGCAGATCGGTTTGACCGATTGCCCGCATATTTCCAAAGAGCGCATTCAGGACGTCATCGATACTTACGGCGAGGATAAGCCATTTACGCGCAGCACTTTGTACGGCGAATTCATGGACCAGCTCGAGGGGCAGCCCATGATGTTCGGTTTTGATGAGCTCATGAAGACCATCAACAATCCGCCGCATGCCCGGATCAGCCGGCACGAGTACGCGGCCTTCTGTGACTTTGCTGCCGGCCGCGATGAGAACTGCCTGGCGATCCGATCGGGAAACAAGCTGCTCGAGCTGGAAGCCTGGCGCGAAAAGGATACGGTAGCGGCCACTGGCAAGTTCATCATTCTATTCCGCAAGTACAATCTGAGAGCGAACCAGATCTGGGGAGATGGCGGCGGTGTTGGCCATGCCATGTGCGATATGCTCGATGCCGCCGGCTGGTCGATTAACCGATTCGATTTCGGCGCCAAAGCGCACAACGAAGCGTTGTATGTTTCCCGAGGCGCTGAGCTCTGGGATATGCTCGCGATGCGGGTCAAGAAAGGCGAGATTGTGCTGATCAATGATCCGGTGCTGATCAGCCAATTGACTACGCGCAAGATGCTCTATGACGCCCGCGGCCGGATCAAGCTGCAGGATAAAGAGGACATGCGCAAAGAAGGCTTGAAATCCCCTGACCGGGCCGATGCGGTGATTGGCGCTTTCGCGCATGGGATTCAGAGCTTTGCCCAGTATGCTAAGCGCACACGCGATCCTTGGGAACAGCTCACTGATGCTTACGAAGGCATGGACCGCGAACAACTGCGTAGCGGCGAACTGGGCGCAAGCAGAGGCGAACTCGAGGATCTGGGAGCATGGCCGGGTTGATTTTAGCACAAGTTCTGCATTGCAAAGTTGTGCCTCCCAGGCGTATACAGCGCTATTATGCCTAACGGTACGCTGCCGCCGCCAGATGAGTTTGACTGGAACATGAGCCTCAAGGATTTCATTTTGAGCAATTTCCACTTGAGCCAGAACCTTATGGATAATCCCCCGCGCTGTATCCGGCTCTACGCTGAACGCGTGCAGATCAACTGGGCATTTAGCGGGTTGACTGATGGCAGCGAAGCCAGCGTCATGGAGATGACCTTTAGTGCGCGTCCGGTGGCACCGGCGACAATCAGCATAAGTACCCAGCCAGTAGCGTTTTATCAATAATACCAATAATATGAGCAATGGAACAGACCAACCCGAACAACAGGCGGTAACCGTTGGTGCCGCTATTCCAGGCACCACGACCGTCGATGCGCTTTTCACCGCGATTTACGGCACACGCAGCGCAGCGTTAACCCCGAACACGTATCGCTACAGCGACGTTAACCAGGTCCAGTGCTATTTCCCGGATAACTCCATAATTGTCGCCCGTTTCGAGGCGCGAGCGTTCGCACCCAATTCGATTAGTGCCTGAGGATAACTCAGAGTTGTACGCCGCGATCTCCGACGATCTGCGCGATCGCCAGATATGGGAGAGACGCCAGATTCTCTGGATGCGGATGCGCGGGCACGGCGTCCACCGGCCAAATAAACCGTGGCCTGGTGCAGCCAGTATGCATGTGCCGGTCGCAGATACCATCATCGGTAAGCTGCGGCCCTACTATGTCGTCTGGGTGTTTGGGCCCGAACTACTTGCCAGTTTCTATTCGCTCGACGATCAAGGCGACAGCTACACCGATTCGGTAGCTCAGTGGTTCGATTACCAGGTTCGCGAGAGCTCGAATTTTACCACTGAAGCCATTTGCGCAATCGATTCCTGTTTGCAAAACGGGATGGGAGTTCTCAAAACCTACTGGGACGATGAGAAGCAGAACGTGGCTTTTACCAGCGTACATCCCTATTTTATCATTGTGCCACCCTGGAGCACATTCGATCTACAGGAGGCTGATCGGGTAGTGCACGTGATGCATTACAGTCGGGAAGAATACGAGCGCCAAGCCGAAACGAAGGGCTTTAACGCCGACGAATCCTACATCGACAGTATCGTTGGCGAAGGCAAGCCGGATCGCAGATATGAGCAACAACGCTATGTGGCTGAAGGCATTAGTTACAGCCGGCTTAAAGACCTGATTATTTTATGGGAAGTTTATCTGCGTGAAAGTGACGGCCAGATAACCGTTAAGACTTTTGCTCCGGGCCAACCGGACGAACCTGCTCGAGCCGATTTTAAGCTGCCTTACCAGCACAAGCAGATTCCTCTGGTTTCTATGCCCTACGAGCTAACCGATGGCGGCTGGTTTTCGAGCCGCGGTGTGTGCGAACTGGTGCAGATGTTCGAGGCTTCCAGCTGCAAAATGTGGAACGAGAAGCTGGATTTCATGTCTATCGCGAACCGGCCGGTTCTCTCGACACAAGGCGGCAGCATTAACGCGCAAAACATCCGCTGGGAGCCGGGCGCGGTCTATGATTCGGTGCTCCAGCTGGTTCAGCAGCCGGAACCACCGATTAGTTTTGACCAGGAGATTGCCAGTACTCGATCGATGGCTGAGCAGCGCGTGGGAATTCCTGACTTCGGCGTCTCGACGCCCAGCCAGCCCGAGGCCAGCGGCACGGCTCCAAAAACGGCCACCGAAACCAACGTCATCACTAACGTGATGCAACAGTCCAACGATTTGCGTGCCCGCATCCTGAAAGGTGCATTATCAAAAGTTTTCGAACAGAGCTGGGGCTTACTCAAACAGTACAAGACCAGCAGCCTGGATTACTTCTGGCGCAATGAGCGTTTGACCCTTAAGGATTCGGCTTTTGACAATAAGTATGTACTCAAGCCCAACGGCTCGGTTGATGGGTACAGCAGAGAAAAAGAGATTCAGAAGCTGATGCAGTTGCGGCAGCTGGGACAAGGCTCACCCTGGATTGTACTCCCGGAGATTGATCGCAAAATCATTGAACTCATGGATGCCCAATGGATTGCCGATCTCTACCAGGAACCGAAAGATCTTGCAGCAGACCAGCAGGAACAGCAAGCCATAGAGAATTCGGTGATGAGCGACGGGTTCCTTCCACCGGTTAAGCCGAATGATGATCATGTGGTCCACATGCAAATTGAGGATGGCTTTATCGGCTGGAAAGCCCAGCACGGCCAACCGATTACGCCCGATCTGATGCCGATCTTCATGCAGCATATGCAGATGCATATCCAAGCTGCAAAACAAAATCCCCAATACATGAAGGCGCATGGGAACGATGTCGCTACCTTCCAGCAGAAACTCGCCGCGACACAGAAACAGCAGAAAGCGCAAACTCAAGCCGGTGCAGCTATGACGGCCTTGCGCGGCGGTGTGCCTCCTGGCGGCCCTCCTGGTGCGGCCGGTGCAATGCCACCCCCTGGTGCACCGGCGCCACCGCCACCGCCAATACCGGGCAACCCTGCGGCTGGGCCGCCATCGCCCAACGGGTCCGGAGGATTACCGATGTGAGTAAGGAGTTTGCAAGGCTTATAATCAGACTCTTGGAGATGGACGACGATGAGCGGCAGCGTCTGCTTGATGAAATGAAAAGCAGTATTCGTGCAGCGGGTAACCTGCAGCTTGAAGAGTTCAAAGCCGATCAAGAGCCAAACCGATGACTAAAGCCATTCTCCAGTGGTATTTGCGGACCGTCTTAGCCAAGCCGTTTTTGCGTGCGGTCGATTGGACCAAGGAAGAACGCGCGCAATTTGACTTGTTTGCTCGATCAAGTTGCGGTATGAAACTTTTCGAATTCCTGCGACAACTTGTCGCTAATACAACGTTTCGAGCTGTTTACCAGAATTCGGTGAGCGCCAACGGGTACGCACGAGGACAGCAGGATATCTTAGCAGCGTTGCACAAGCTTCGAAATTTTCCCGTTTATGAGGAGAGTGATCAGGAGAGCTTGGATGAGACGCTTTCGCCTGGGGAACGCTCTGTCTCCGATAGCTGGCGTCCGCCCGTAGGCGGTCGTGGTGCTATCGGATAAGTCCCAATTGATATGCCAGAGGAAACATCCAGCTCGAGTTCTGCCTCCGAGGCAATGCCGAGCAGTACGCCAACCAGCACTGAATCCCAAAGCAGTGCACCGTCTCGAGAACCGAGTAACGTCCATACGCACAAGCTTGGTGAGAGCGATAAAGCCCAGCAGCAGCAGAATGGTGATCAGAAACCAAAACCTTTAAGCCGGTACGAACGCACCAAGCGGCAACGTGCCGAGATAGCCAGGCGCGAAGCCACTTTACAGCAGCGGGAACGGCAGCTTGCCGAGATCGAGCGAGCGCGAACCGAAGCCGCCAAGCCTAAGCGCGACTATACTCTTGGTGACCTGCAGAAG